CGATGCGGAGAATCCTGGGATAATGAAAGCCCCAACCCACGCCCTACCGCGCTTCGCCTGCCGTGCCAAGCCGGACCGCGCCGCGCCGAGCCGCGCCGTGCCAGGCCGTGCCGCGCCTGCCATGCCTTGCCGGACCGCGCCAAGCCACGCCATGCCTTGCCAAACCGTGCCATGCCTCGCCTGCCATGCCTTGCCGGATCGTGCCGTGCCCTGCCGTGCCGCGCCCTGCCGAGCCGAGCCCTGCCTGCCATGCCTTACCGAGCCAAGCCAAGCCAAGCCACATGCCGAGCCGAGCCGCGCCACGCATACAATGTTCTGCCAGTGCAGTACATGATACGATGTTTACGACAGAGGATGCAAGCTAATGCCCATTGACACCGGAACTGCGACATCGTACATAGACCTCCTCAACCAGCTCCGCCTGTTCTCGACTGGCACTTCCGCCGCTACCGCCGTCGTCTCCGCCGGCGGCACAGGCTACACTGTGGGCGATGTTTTGACCCTGACCGGCGGGACCTTCTCGAAGGCCGCACAACTCCGGGTCACAACGGTCGCCGCCGGAGTGGTTACTGGCGTCGTAATCCATAGGCATGGCGTGGCTTACACCGTGAACCCGTCGAACCCAGTCTCCTCCACCGGCGGCACCGGGACCGGCGCCACGTTCACGGTGACATTCGCCTCGGTTGGCTGGAGCACCAAGCGCGAATCGAAGGAGGCCGTTTCTGCCACTGTAAGTGCCGGTGGAACCGGACACGCCGTAAATGATATCCTGACGCTCGTCGGTGGAACCGCCCCGGTTCTGGCTGCGCAATTTAAAGTAACAGCCATAAGCGCCGGCGCCGTAACGACGGTCGTCCGGTGGTCCCGGGGCAATTACCCTGAGACCCCGGCCAATCCAGCTTCCACCACTTCCTCGGGCGCTGGCACTGGATGCACTCTGACGGTCATCTATCAGGTAGTGCTCCTCGATTCGGATCAAGATGTAAGTACCGCAGCCATTGTCTCGGGTGGAAGCGGTTATACTGTAGCCGACATTCTCACTGTTACTGGTGGAACATTTACGACCGCCGCCCAGCTCAGGGTCCTCACGATTTCCGCCGGAGTGATTACGACAGTGGCGGTCCACACAAAGGGCGAGTACTCGATCAATCCGACGAACCCGGTAAGCGTAACGGGCGGCACCGGCACTGGGGCGACGTTCAATCTGACTTTCGTCGGTGTCCATCCGGATAACAATAAAGAGCTGATCCTCGAGGGAGTCGGTTCTGGAGCCGATCAGGTGTTCGTCGGCATGCGGACCGAGCAGCACGACCCGAGCGGGTCGCGCTACTGGAACCTGGCGGGCTTCACGGGCTACCAGGCCGCATCGACCTTCGATACGCAGCCGAGCCGATCGACCGTCGGGGCGCTCTTCACGAACAGCCTCGCCTCCCAGACCTACTGGTTCTTCGCGAATGGGCGCCGAATCATAGTCATAGCCAGGATCGGCTCCTCCTACCTGAGCTGTCACCTCGGATGGATTAACCCGTTCGCAACAGCGATTCAATATCCGTACCCCATGGCGATCATCGGGTGCTCCTCGACATCGATCCGCCTCCCCTCCGAAACCGGGATCAGCCTAAGCGGGATCGTGGATCCAATCGGGCATACTAGCAGTGCCGTAGGCCCGGCCTTCATCCGGGATCCTGGGGGGAGCTGGAAGATAATCAAGAACAGCGAAGAGATTGGCGGAGGGGCCAGGAACTACACGAGTGATCTCAATCTCTTTCCCGCTGGATCCGTGGACAATGGCGGAGCGGGGTTCAACCCCCAGGACTTTTCAGGCGGGGCATACACGACCCGGACCTTCGTGCCAGTAACCGGCAGCCCGGGGACGGTGACGATCAGGCACGCGCAGATACCGGATTCGCCGAACCACAGGTCGATTCTTTTCCCGACTATGATCGTTGAGCGGACGCCCGTGCAGCAGGCGTATGGGGAACTGGCCGACGTCTATTGGGTCAGCACGCTCGGGAACGTCACGAATCTTGTAGCGGAGGATCTGATTGTGAGTGGGACCGATAGGTATATCGTCTTCCAGCAGGCGAACAGATCCGATCTGCATGCGCACTTCGCGGTGAAGGAGGGATAGCCTCAAGGTGATCCGATGGCATACGAGACAGGAGTAGCATCTAGTCAGGAAGACTTTCTAACGAAGCTCTCAACGTTCGCCCAGGCTAATGGGTGGACGCAGGACGAACTGGACGTGCCGAACAAGGAGCTGGCGATCCGCAGAAACAACGTCTTCATCTCCTTCCGCTGGGACGCGGTGGCCACCACCGGCGGGATCGCGATCTTCCAGGCGCTGGGCTTTACCATGGGGAACACGCCGGGGAACCATCCGAATGACTCGGGCTCAGGCCTGATCAGTGGCACTCCCATCAGCTCCCAGCGGCGGCTCGATCGGATTGGGAATGGGCCATTCACGGCCTATCACTTTTTCGCCGGTAGCGTCTTCTTGCACGTAGCGTTAGAATATGCGCCCGGATTGTACAGGCACTGCTCCTTCGGGGAGCTGGTGAAGAACGGGACATGGACCGGCGGGGAATACTGCGCTGGGCACACGTGGGCCGGTGACCCGGACTCGCCGGCGAACCCGTCCCACTGCGTGCTGGTTGATTGGCGGAGCCAGTTATCTAATCTCGAAGGTGCCACGGTCCACGTCGAGGGGATGCCGGGCGAAGGCGGGACGAGCAAGTGGGGCGTGGTCATCGACAGCACGACCGTCGGGAACGACCGCGCCGGCATCGCCCGCGTGACGTGTCTCGGCGGGCTGAGGGACGGGTTCCTGTTCAATGCGCTGCATTTTATTCGATCGAATCCTGGCAACGGCTTCGTCTCTATGGCTCCGCTCCAGGTCTATTATCGACGTCTCCTCTCTCCCGAGCAGTGGTTCAAATTGGGCACGATCCCAGGTATGCGTGGGATCAACATACATTTCATCAACCCAGCAGAAGCGTTTACGATTGGAGCAGATACTTGGCGCTGCTTCCCATACGTACGAAAACAGTTCCTGCAACTAAATACCGATGAATCTGGCAATTGGGGAATAGCCTACCGTCAGGCGTAAATCATGGCGGAATTTGATGGCGTCCTAGGCAAAGGGATGACTGATCAGGCCGGCTCCGCCGGTGCCCGTCTGATTGAGTTCCCGCAGCCCAACCCTCCGCCGCAGTGGCAGGCCGAGACGCTCAATTTCGACAAGATGCAGGCCCTCGCCGAGGATTATCAGGACGGTCCGTTTCAGCACATCCAGGCGGTCGCCCTGGTATCGACCCGCGCGGGGCTGGTCACCCTCGGGGCCGGGGACGAGACGTGGTTCGAGAACGTCTTCGCCTTCCCCCGGCGGATCGATGCCGGGCTGGTCCTCGTGACGCAGGTTTTCCAGCTCGACCTGTACAACGCCTACCGACTGGTCCCGAGGGTCTTCACCTCCTTTGTGAATAACGTCGGGGGTGGGATCGTGATCACGAACCTACCGGCGCTGCCGTTCACCCTCCAGGAACAACGGAGTCTTGCGCTTACCTTGAACGTGCTCGCGGACGGCCCGCCGAGGATCGCCGGGACGCTCGATTTCGCCTTCGACGACGGGACGGTAATGATCGTCCTGACCGGGGATCGGGCGATCCTCCTCATCGTGGAACCCGTGGTACCGGTCGTGGAAATCTTGGAGTTCCTGACTGACGTGGTCCTGAAGCGCGACGGCAAGGAACAGCGGATCTCCCTCCGGGCCAACCCCCGGCAATCCTTCGATCTGGTCTACGAGATCGAGGGCTTCGACCGCGGGTTCCTCGAGACGCGGCTCTTCGGCGGCCAGGACCGGAGCTTTGGGATCCCGGTCTGGCACGAGCCGTCGCTCCTGACCATCGCGATCCAGATCGGCAACACGGTGGCGACGGTAGACTCCACCGCGTTCGCCGACTTCCGGGTCGACGACCTGGCCATCGCTTTCGTGGACACCGATAACTTCGAGGTGCTGGATGTGCAGAGCCTCACGGCCACGACCATCACCTTCACGAGCGCCTTCACGAGGGCTTTTCCCGTAGGAACCCGGGTTATGCCGATCCGGAACGTTCGCCTCTCTCCGACGACCCGGGGCGAGAAGTTCCCGAGGAAGCTCCAGAGGACGCGCCTCTTGGCTGAGGTGCTCGATAACCCGGTGGGTCTCGCGAGCACGGCCGCCTTTCCGAGCTTCTCCGGGAAGGTGCTGCTGGACGATGGCAATCGGATCGAGAGTTCCCTCGGTGAAAGCTTCGAGCGTCGGATCCAGGAGGTGGATTCCGAGACAGGCCTCTTTGAGACGACGAGTTATGAGACGGCCAGCCGGCGCGGGTCTATCAAGACATTCTTTACCCGCACTAGGCAGCGGCTGTGGGAGGTGAGGCAGCTCCTCCACGCTCTGCGGGGGCGAGCCGTCTCGTTCTATCTCCCGACCTTCTTCGACGAGTTCGTCCTCACTCAGCCAATTACCTCCGGGTCCGCGACCCTGGTCTTCCGGAATGTTGGGTTCGCGGATTTCGTCGGGGTAAAGCTGCCCAGGAACGCGCTCCGGGTGGTCTTAAGGGATGGCACGAAAATTGCAAGGACTATTCTGACCGCGACGGAGATCGACTCCCTGACGGAACAGGTGACGGTGGACGCCGCCTGGGGGGTTAACGCCGCGATCGCGGATGTTGACTACGTGGACTTCGTAGAGAAGGTCAGGATCGACTCGGACGAGGTGCGGATCACGCACCTGAACTCGCCGGGGCAGGCGACGATCGAGCTGCCGATCAAGGCGGTGCTGATGTGACATTCGCCGCCTTCGAGATCGCCGCTGAGACCGGGCAGCCCGTCGAGCTCTACGAGTTCGCAATCGGCGGCATCACGCACCGCTTCACCTCCAATCAAGTCAGCGTCACAGTGGGCTCCCTACTATATACTGCGATCCCGATCCAGCGCAGTCGGCTCGAGCGAGGGAGCGAGGAGAAACTTTCCGTGCGGCTCCCGTCGAGCATCTCATTCACCAAGGACTTCATACTCAACTCGCCCGGAAAGCGAGTCGTGTTGATCCTCAAGCGGTACCACCGGAATGATCCGGACATACAGGTTGTTGTCTTTTTCAAGGGCGTAGTCCAGAGCGTGAGTTACGTTAACGAAGGGCGGGAGGTAGAGATGCTCGCCCTGCCGGCACAGACCGCGCATTCCAGGCCGATACCGCGCTTCGGGTACGCCGCGCAGTGTCAACATCTTCTTTTTGACCCTAGATGCAAGATCCTCGAGACGGACCCCGCATTTCAGAAATCTTTGCTAGTCACAGCCGTCTCGGGGAACACCATCACGGCCCAGAATGCCGGGTCCTTTGGGGCGGACTTCTTCGAGGCCGGATTCGTGACGAGCGGCGGGGAGCATAGGATGATTACCGCCCAGGCCGGCGACGTGCTGACACTGCTCGTCCCCTTCTTCGCCTCCCCGATTAGTCAAACAGTTCTGGTACACGCCGGTTGTAAACTCAGGATCGTGATAGACTGCTTGAACAAATTCAATAACGTAATCAATTACGGTGGATTCCCCCACGTGCCGACTAAAAATCCATTTGAAGGACTGGATTAAACAATGATACTCGCCGAAGTCGGTCTCGTCGCGGTAATAGTCATCGGCCTCATCCTGTCCGCTGTCACTGTCGCCCTGAGCGAGCTCCTGCGCCCAAAGCCGAAGTTCGAAAACGCCCGACCGGCCGGGATCGGGGAATTCAAGTTCCCGACGGCGATAGAGGGTCGGCCCGTGCCGATTGTCTTCGGAACCGTAAAGTACAAAGGGCCGAACGTCGTCTGGTATGGCGACCTGCGCCAGACGGCCATAAGGACCAAGATCAAAACTGGGCTCTGGTCCTCGCGGAAGATCACGACCGGCTTCCAGTACCGGGTCGGATTCCAGCTCGGCCTGTGTCGAGGTCCGATCGCCGCCCTGACCAAGGTCTGGGTCGGAGATGTGGAGGTCTTCTCGGGCTCCGTCACCGTTGAGGCAGCCGGAATCGTAATCAATAATTCCCTCCTCTTCGGCGGCGATGATCTCGGGACCGGGGGCGTGGACGGAACGCTCCGGCTCCACCTGGGAAGCGAGACGCAGGCGGCGGATGTCTATCTAGGGACCGTCCAGTCGCCCATACCGAGCTACCGCGGGACATGCTATGTCGTCTGGGAGGGTGGGTACATAGGCAACTCGACTCAGATCAAGCCGTGGGCCTTCGAGATCCAGCGGTTCCCGAACTCCCTCGGGCTGCCGAGCGGACAACACATCGTCGCGATCTTCGAGGCAAACCCCGCCGCGGTGATCTACGAGTTTCTGACGGATGGCGATTGGGGCCTTGGACTCCCGACCTCTGATGTGGATTCGACGAGCTTCCTCGCGGCGGGCGCCACGCTATTCACGGAGGGCAACGGATTCTCGTTTGTCCTCGATCAGGTGCGGGACGCGAGCGAGTTCCTGCGGGAAGTCGAGCGACAGATCGACGGGATAGTGTTCCTGGATCCAGGGACTGGGAAACTAAAGCTCAAATTGACGCGGGCCGACTATGACATCAACACAGTACCGCAAATCGACGCGACGAACGTCAAGGAGGTCAAGGATTTCATGCGCGGGACCTGGGACGAGACCACGAATCAGATCCGAATCCAGTTCACGGATCGTGACAAAAAATACTCCGAGAGCTTCGCCCAGGCGCACGATCTCGCGAACCAGCGGGTGCAGGGCGGGGAAATCGTGGCCGTCACCGAGAACTTTCCAGGGGTAAAGAGCCGGGCATTAGCGAATAATATAGCCTCCCGTTCTCTCCGCCAGCTCAGCGCGCCGCTGGCGAAGGCGAACATCGTGATCGATCGAACCGGTTGGAACCTCAACCTCGGGGACGCGGTGGCGTGGACCGATGCGACCCTTGGGTTTACGAAGCTTGCCATGCGGATCATCCGAGTGGACATTGGGAGCGAGATCGAAGGGAGCATAGAGCTGGGCATGATTCAAGACGTGTTCTCGTTCGCGAGCCCATTCTTCGGGCAGCCCGACAATACGCTCTGGACGCTACCGAGCCAAAATGTGGATCCCTTCCCGACGGCCAATCAGCGAGCGATCGAGGCCCCCAAGGCGCTGACGGACCGCGACGAGGCGTTACCGGGCGTGGCGGACCGGATCTTCGCGACCGGCCGACTCGTCACCGGGAACGAGATAACGCATCGGATCTGGCAGCGAAACGCAGTCGGTGCGCCGAGCGGATCATTCATCCTCTCGGGCGAGGTCTACGGATTCTGCCTGATGGGTGAGCTGCGGACGGCGCTCACCGCCGGGACCGGTAATCCAATGACCGTGCAAATGAATGGGACGCCCGACACCTTGGCCGCCCTCCAGGCGGCATTCACAGTTTCGCCGTCAGCCGGTGATATCGGGCAGAACCTGGTGAACCTGATCCTGGTGGACGACGAGTTCATGGCGATCACGACGGTGGTGAACCAAACGACCCACCTTGACCTCCAGAATACCTACCGAGGGATGCTGGACACCGCGCCGGCGGCCCACGCGGTAAATGCGAAGATATTCCTGGTATTCGTCGGATCGGGCCTCTCTGACGTCACGATCCCGCCCACGAACAACGTCGACGTAAAGCTGCGACCCAGGAGCAGGACCGACGAGGTGACCGAGGCGGAAGCCGTCACGATCAGTTTCACGATGGCCAACCGGGCGCGCCGGCCCTACCCGCCGACCCAGCTCAAGCTGAACACGGTCCTCTATCCGACGAGCGTAGATTTTGATACCCTCAAAAGTGGAGGGACAACTCTCGACGATCGCGGGATCGATTCGGCCTATACGCGGCGGGACTTCCGGCGGCTGGACGAGGTCCAGCAGATCCTGACGGACGCCGGCACGCTCGATCCGACCTTCCCGGCTGCGAACAACACCAAGTACAAGGCGAAGCTGATCAAGGATCCGGCGGGAACTCCTGTGACGCTCTTCGAGACGGTATTCAATACCGGGCAGGCGACGATCTTCCTCTCGAGGACCCGGATCCTCCGGAATAACGCCGGGGTGAAGCCGACGAGCCTCCGAGTGGAGATCACGGCCCGGCACGACCTTGAGGGCGTCACCTCCGACGCTATTCAACTCCTGCGGTTCGACTTCTCGGTGGGCGCATCCACGTTGGACAATGATACCAATATGGGAGTAATTGCCCAGAACGTGACCAGCTCCCCCTTCACGGCGCCCACCGCCGGTACGTACACATTCACGATCGGGACCGTACTGCCAGTCTCCGGGACCGTGGAGGCTAACATCAACGGCGGGGTCTTCACCACCGTGATTGCGGCCGGCCTCACGACCGGGACCCTGGCCGGAGTCGCGGTCTCGGACCTGATCCGCACTAGGCACACGTCGAGCGGCTCCGGGATCGAGACTTTTCTTGAGGTCGACTCCCCGGGTGGAAGCACGGTGGATGGGTACGCGATACTCGTGTGATATAATCGACGTTGCTCCCCATGATGCCCGAGGACGTACGAGACATAGTCCGAGAGACCGTCCGAGAGACCCTAGAGAGCCTCGGATTCGACCTGCGGAACCCAACGGAGACCCAGGCGGACATGCAGGCTCTGCGCGAGTGGCGTTTGATAGTAAGGAGGGCTCGGGGGCACGTAGTGATCACGCTCCTGGGGATCTTGGTGACCGGCGCGTGCGCTGCGTTGTGGCTGGGTCTAAAGACCTGGATGAGACGAGAATAGTGGCCTCCCTCAGAGACGTGATCCGATTCTGTCAGGACGGCGAGCTCCTATGGGTCCTTGAGAAGACCGTCATCGACCTCGGCTTTGAGAACGATCCAGAGGTCCGGGGCGCGCGCCGCAGTCGTGCCTTCGTCGGGATTCCTGCCGCCGTCTTCAAAAGATTATTCGACGAGAAAGGAAAAAACATTGCCTTTGCACAAGCTTCCACCAGAGAAGATCGAGAAGCTGATCGCCCTCCGCAAACAGGGCCTATCCCTCAGGAAGATAGCTACCCGACTCGGGATCCACTACACGACGTGCCTGAACTACCTGAAGGATGATTACAGCCCCCACGAGGGGCGCGGTCAGGCACCCCCGGAGCCGACCGAGAAGATCGTAGATAGGCGAGAAATCGATGGCTCGATCGAGATGACGAGCCACGACCGGCTTCTAAGCGCAGAGGAGCTGATGAGGATCTGCCGGGCGGATCCAAAAGTATGGATTCCCGAGTATCACAAGCCGAACGTCTGGCAAGGATTTTATAAGCTGAAGAATTGGCTTCCCCACGAGAAGATCAAGAAGATCATCGCGATGGCGGAGGCGGGGAGGTCGATCCAGCAGATCCAGGAGGAGATCCAGTCTCCGCAATATGGCCACTGCAAGGTCAACCTCTTCCAATCCAGATTGATCCTACGCCGAGCCGTGCCGGAGCCGCTGGAGAAGGCGATCCTCGAGTTCGTCAGGAAGAATGTTCGACCGATCGCGGCGCCTAAGAAAACTAAGAAACGCACCGGCGAGTTCATGGTATGCGCCGGACTGTGGGATGCCCATTTAGGCATGTACGCTTGGCACTCCGAGACCGGAAACGACTTCGATGTGAAGATCGCGCGGAGGAGAATAATCAATTCCGTGGACGGCCTGATCGAAGAACTGAAACCATACCGCATCGAACGTCTGATCATGCCGATCGGGAACGACCTGATGCACTTCGATTCCGTCAGGCAGAAGACGGCGTTCGGAGATCACCTCCTGGATACCGACAGCCGCTTCGCCAAGGTCTACGTAACGGCCCTCGAATGCCTCTCGTATCTAGTCGATCGCTCCCTCGAGATGTGCGACGACGTGGATCTTCTCTACTGTCCGGGCAATCACGATACGACATCGAGCTTTACTCTCTGCGCCGCACTAGCCCAAAGGTACAGGAAAGACGGACGAGTATCAGTGGACCTGGGGGCGAACCCAAGGAAGTACATCACATACGGGAGCGTGCTCTTGGGATTTGATCACGGCGCGGAGGCGAAGAAGAACCAGCTTGCACTGATCTTCTCGACCGAGGCGAAAGAGCACTGGTCGAAGTCTACCTATCGGGAGATTCAGATCGGGCACACCCACCAGCGCGCGGAACAGGAGTATGCGAGCGTGATCCCGACGAACGGGGTCCTCATCCGAACGAACCCGGCGCTCTGCAATGTCGATTTTTGGCATCACAAACAAGGCCTTATCGGCGAACCCGTGAAGTCAATAGAGGCTTGGCGCTACGACCGGGTAGCATATCGCGGAAGTCACGTAGTCTGGGCCAGGGATGATTAGGCACGCCGCTTGCATCTCGTAAAATATGGAAATCCCCTTCGTCCAGCCCCGAAGACCCATGACCCAACAATGGATGAAGGGCGTCCTACCGAACAGCCCGGCCGGCGCCCAAACACCCGCGCCAGCGGGGAGCTGGCCGGGCTCCCACCTCAAGGAGAAATCAATGATCGGCCACCAGTTAAAAAGAGGCGACATCTGCACGTGCTCCCGAGGAGAGATCGGCATCCTGACCCAAGACGAACAGAAGGAGGTGACATATCCGGATGGGACCAGAGCCATGGCCTATGTTGGCATCCACCTGGACGGCAGCCCCTGGAGTTCCCGACACCCGAAATACGAGGGTAAGTTCGAGGAAATCGCCGGCCGGATCCGGCTCCAGAATCGAATCTATGCTGGGCAGATCAGGCTGTTCTGATGTACCGAATCCTGATGATTTGGCTACTTTTAATGAACGCAGTGCTCTCGGTGCTCGTGTTGTGCGGGATCAATGCTCTCCGCCGCGCATGCTCCGAGACGCAGATGATCGAGTTTCCCGACGGGCGCCGGGTGGTGATCAAGCCCACCAATAATCCGGCGATCTTCAAAGCGTGGAGGGAGCCATGATACCGAGAGAGGCAATGCCAGTCGTCAGGCTGATCCGGGAGCGGGTCCCGCGTCCGATCCGAAAGCCAGAGCTGATCGGGACATTCCTGAGGTGGAAGGGCTGGGATTGTCCGCTGGGGATGCTTCCGGGCGCAAAGAATCACGCGCCAGACTGCGCGGAGGACTGTGGCCTGGAGGCGCACTACGATAAGGCCGTGAGGGCGTTCGGGCAGTGGTTCGATAATCAATCGGACCCGGATGCCACGATGGAGGCCGTGTGGCCCAGATGAAGCTCCTGGAGTTGAGAAGCCATAGAATGAGAGGTTGGTACTTCCGGGCGACTTCTCCGATCGACGATGCGCCACTGATCGTCGTCCTAACTCGAGGTACAACCAATCCTAAGACCGGGAGAGTAATTCAAAGCTTCATCCTTCGCGAAGACGTCGAACCCCGCGAGGCTCTCGATTCGGGCCAGGACCGATCGATCTGCGGCGATTGCCCCCAGCGACCGTTCCTGGGCGGACGTTGCTATGTTCGGCTTCACCAAGGTTCTCAATCGATCTGGCAGGCCTACCACCGAGGGAGCTACCGATTTCTGGATGTCGAATCCTCCACGATATCCCGCTGGGCCCGCGGCGATCCGCTCAGACTCGGCAGCTACGGCGATCCGGCCATGGTTCCAGCGCCAGTTTGGCGCCAAATAATCGCGATGATCGGGTCGGATCGATCATGGACAGGTTTCTCACATATGTGGCGCGAATCCTGGGCCCAGGACCATAGGTCCCTCTGCATGGCGTCCGTCGAATCCATGAGAGAGGCCTTGGAGGCACAGGCCATGGGCTGGAGGACCTTTAGGACGACCCTGGAGCGGGACTACCCGAAGCTCCGGAACGAGTTCTCCTGCCCGGCCAGCAGGGAGGGGGGGCGGAGGCTGACTTGCCGCCAGTGCGCGGCATGCAACGGGAACCCTCACAGTAGAGATGCGGAGAGGGCGGGATCGGTGGTGATCCGGGAGCACGGCCCCCGAACAAAAAAGCTGCTCCATGAACCGGACTGGCGGTTCGTGCGGAGCGAGGAAGTAGAGAATCTGAGCACGAAAGGATGAGAGATGGGGAACATAGATTACACGGACGTGTTGACTCGACAACGCATGGACGAGTTCGCAAAAGCGGCCCTGATTGGGATTATTTTGTGCATGGCCGTCGATAAACTCGAGTTCCAGTTCAGTGTTCCCGGCATCGCGCATAGGGCATATGACCTCGCCCAAGGCATGCTCGAGGAGCGGGAACGCCGGATAGAATGATTAAGTTCTTAGTAGAAGTGCTTCTGGCCCTCCTGACGATCCTCGCCGTAAAGAGCTGCGCCACGATATGTTGAACGAATTCAAGACCCAACCCATGATTCACCAGCTCGCCGAACTGGAGGTCAGCCGCGATTTGCCAGCCCGTGCCCTGTTCTGGAGCATGGGAACAGGGAAAACCTGGCTAGTGATCAATACCGCCGCCCGCCTCTTCCATCGTGAAGAGATCGACGGGATGTTGGTCGTGACTCCCAGCGGCGTACAGGACGTGTGGCTTCTCGACGAGATCCCGCGGCATCTCCCGGATGACGTGCCTCGGCGGCTCCTCGCCTATAGGACCAGGAGCGCGCTAACCGCATGGCACCGGGGCGAATGCGCCGCGCTCCAGGAGGCAACCGGCGCCCTGACCGTGCTCGCAATGAGCTACGACGCGCTGGTGACTAAGGAGGGGCGAAGGACCGCGGAAGCCTTCCTCCGGAGGCGGCGATGCATCCTGGTCCTCGACGAGTCGCACCGGATCAAGACCCCGGGGGCGCAGCGAACCAGGATCGCGACACAGCTCGCGGCACTGGCCCCCTATCGTAGGATCCTGACCGGGACCCCGAGCCCGAACTCGCCGTTCGACCTCTATTCCCAGCTTCGATTCCTCCAGCGGGACTTCTGGGTCCCGTACGGATTCGCCTCAGCCGAGGCGTTCCGGACCTATTTCGGGATCATGGAGCCGAGGAGCTTCGGGCGTGGCAGGTTCATGCAGGTGGTCGGGTACCGACATCTGGACCAGCTCCAGAAGATCGTGGGTCGGATCGCATCCCGGATCGCGAAGGAGGACGTACTCGATCTGCCGCCTAAGACCTACCAGCGCAGATATTTCGACCTCGGGGACGAACAACGGAGAGTCTATGACGACCTGCGGCGGGAGTTCGAGGCGTGGCTCGACTCCGGGGAGCGCGTCGAGGCGCCCCTGGCGATCACCCGCCTAGTGAGACTCCAGCAGGTGTCTAGTGGTTTCCTACCACTCGAAGGGATCGATGTTCCATCCAAGAAGTTCAACCCGAATCCGAGGCTGACGACCCTCCGAGACCTCTTGGAGGACGTGGAGGGACAGGCCTTGATCTTCGCTAGGTTCACCAGAGATATCGACGCGATCTGCGAGGCGCTCGGGGATCTGGCGGTCCGATATGACGGCGCGACCGACGAGGCGGGCCGCCTCGATGCCCGTAGGCGATTTCAAGCCGGCGAGGTCCGCTACCTCGTGGGCAATCCGGCAGTGGCCGGTCTCGGGATTGACCTCACCGCGGCGAGTACGGTGATCTACTACTCGAACAGCTTCAACCTGGCGCACCGGCTCCAGAGCGAGGACCGCGCCCACCGGATCGGGCAGACTAGGCCGGTAACAGTCATCGATCTTGTGGCCCGGGACACAATTGATGTCAAGATAGTGGACGCCCTGCTCCAGAAGTACGACCTGATGTCTCAGGTCACGGGGGATGCCCTCCGAAGATGGTACTACGGGCAAGAGGCACAGTCTTTGCAGGAGCAGAAATCATGAATAATAAACTAGGACGACCCAAAACCGGAAAAAGAACTAAGACGTGCGGCATAAGTCTGGAACTCAGCCTCCTGTTGAAATTAGACGAGTACGCCCGGATGGCAGGAATTACTCGATCGAGGGTGATCGCGAAAAGTCTCGCGTCTTTTCTGGAGAACAAGACCAATGATTCAGTATGATCGGATCTGGGAACTGGTGCAGGAGCTCCGGCAGGCCGAGACATGGCTCGACTCCATGAAGGAGATCGAGAGGCGGGTGCAGAAACTCAGGGAAGTCGAGATTCCGGAACTGGTCGGGGAGCTGCCTTACGAGATGTTCGAGCGGGACGGGTTGGTCCTGCCTGATGGCTCCCATCTGACGCTCCAAAAGACCATTCACGCAAGCATTGCTCAAAAGAGCGCCGATGACGCGTGTGGGTGGCTCACCACAAACGGACATGGCGGGATGGTACGTCTGGAACTCGTCATGGAGTTCGGGCCGGGGCAGGATGATGCAGCGGAGGTGTGGGCGAAGACCCTCGCTCTAAACGACAATTTCGAGCTTAGGCAAAAGAGAACTGTGAATCCCTCCACGCTCAGGGCGTGGGTCAGGGGAAGGTTGGAGGCGGGCGAGGTAATCCCGCCGTCCATCGATTTCTACGTGCAGCGGATCGCAAAGATCAAGGAGAACAACACATGAGCGATATCGTGAAGGCCGGATCCATGTTGCCACAGCAGTACGACTATGGGAAGGATTCCGGGGCAGGCCTCGAGACCTCCAGCTCAAGCGAGCTGATGATCCCGTTCCTGGTCCTACTCCAGGACCTCTCTCCCCAGGTCATTGGGTCGAATGATAAAGCGATCCCTGGCGCCCGGGCGGGGAAGTTCCTCCACAGCCTGACCGAGGAGGTCCTCGGCGAATCGATCCTCTTCGTACCGGCCTACAAGGAGGCCAGTTACGTCGAGTGGGTCCCGAGGAGCGAGGGCGGGGGATTCCGAGGCCGTTACCTTGAATCCGATCCCGTGATCGTCCGGGCTAAAGCTCAGAGCCAAAAGTTCGGGAAGCTCACGACCGAGGAGGGAAACCAACTCCAGGAGACGTTTTACCTCTACGGGGTAATCGCTGACGATCCAGAGGCGCTCCGACCTGTGGTGATCGCCTTCTCAAGCACGAAGCTTAAGCCTTTTCGGCGGTGGATCAGCGCGATCAGGGAGCATTTCTTCAAGCCTCCGGTCCCGCCCATCTACTCCCACCTCGTCCGCGTGGGATCAGTCAGGGAGAAGAACGCCTACGGGACGTACTTCAATATCACCCTGGCACCGGCCAGCGGTAGCCTCGACTCCAGCCTGCTGTCACCCGACGCTCAGCGCTACATAGCGGCGAGGAGGCTGCATGAGACGGTGAAGGCCGGCATGGCTCGGACTACGGGAGAGGCCCCTGAGTCGCCGCCTTGGAACCAGGCGTAACCTTGTTAAGCTGCTTCATCTCGCGGACTCTCGGACCAATTTGGGAGGAGGATCTGCCGCTTCTGAGCCCATCGGAGGCGGAGACCCTCTACCGTGAGCTGACAAATCGGCCGTTCGAGAGGAACGATCTGGTATTGGCATTTAGATCGAGGCGTGATAGAATGAAACCTCATGAGAACACTCGTCCTAATCGCAGTTCTGGCGTTCCCGGGGTGCGCGGAGCTCGGCGCACTCTTAACCCCACGCAAGGCGACCGGAAAATCCCAGGCCCAGGAGTTGGCGGAAAGGGGCGCCCCGCTTCTTCCGGCTCCATGGGGGGAGATCGTCCTGGCGGCCGTGCTAATGGCCCAAAACGGTTACCTGGGAATAAAAAAGTATCGGGGCCGAAGACGCTCCGCTTCTCCCTAACGGTCAGCCTTCCGTCCGGTCTCAGGGACCGGCTGGCGTATCTCAGGGACCTTATTGGGATGGCCGACGTCGAGTCAGTCATCGTCCAGGCCGTACGACTCTACGACCGTATGGCATGCGCCACGGTGGTAGAAGGTGCTGCTGTCAGGATCCAGAACAGAGACGGGACCACGGAGAGGATCGATGTCGTCAGAACATGACGTCGTGGAGCGGGTGCTTCGCCTCCGCGAGGCAGGAAACGTGGAGCGGTGCCATACCATGCCTCACTACGACCAGTACTCGGTGGGAAAACATTGTTATGACATGCTGGCGCTACTGGTAGTCCTTCACCCTGATCCCCCGGCGAGACTCTTTAGAGCGGTAATCTACCACGACGCTCATGAGAGATTCACGGGTGATATTCCGGGAGCACTAAAATATCTCGCGCCAGAGATCGCGGCCTACATGGATGAGCAAAAGGCGCGGATCGACGCGATGCTGGGATACGTGTTCCCGGAACTGACCGATGAGGATCGGGCGTGGCTGAAGACGATAGACCGCATCGAGTTCTTCCTGTGGGTGGAAGATCAGATCGCCCTTGGGAATCAGCATGTTTCCGGGCGTCGAACTTCGATTGTTGACCAACTAGCAGACATGTCGATGCCAGATCCGTGCAGGATGTTCCTGGACACGTACCGTTGGCATCGGACCGGTGACAACTCAATTAAACCAAAGGAGTAGTATCAATGATGTCCACAGAGGAATTCATGCGGTTCCGGGCCGAGTTCGACAAGGAGTGTGAGAATATGCTCGTCATGAAGGGCGCGGACTACGCCACGAAGAACGATCGATTCAAGAATCTCAAGGAAGACGGGGAGGACATTGGCTTAACTCCGCTTCAGACGTGGGCACTTTACATCCAGAAGCATCTCCGAGCGATCTTCGCCTATGTCGCCAATGGCAAGGTGGAATCGGAGCCCATCCGGGGCAGGTTCCTGGATGCTAGGAATTACCTCGATCTTGGTATCGGCCTGATCGAGGAGATGAAGAACTGATCCCGCTCTTCGACGTTGCCTCGGAATGGAAGGCGACACAGGTCTCCGAGCTGCCCTCGTGGGGCGGCGCGCAAAGAGTCTGCGTAGACGTAGAGACTAGGGATCCGACACTTAGGACGCTAGGACCGGGAGTTCGCCGAGGCGCATACGTCATTGGCGTAGGCTTTGCACTGGAGGATGGCCCGGCCCACTACATGCCGATCCGGCATGAGGGTGGGGAAAACCTGTATCCCGACGCCGTCTGGGCCTATCTGAAGGACCAGGCAGCCTCTTTCCGCGGCGACATTGTCGGGGCCAATCTCCAGTACGACCTCGATTACCTCGCAGAGGCCGGGATATGGTTCGGGTCCTGCCGGCGCTTCAGGGACGTACAGATAGCGGATCCTCTTATCGATGAGCTCCAGAGGTCCTACTCCCTTGACTCCATAGCCCAAAGGTGGGGGCTTGCCGGGAAAATGGAATGGCATCTCCGGCAATCCGCCCTCCGATGGGGCCTCGACTCCAAGGCGGACTTATGGCGGCTCCCGGCCAGGCACGTCGGACTATACGCTGAAGCGGACGCTCGGCTCCCACTTGAGATCCTCCGGAAGCAGGAGCGGGAGCTGGAGGCGCAGGACCTCTGGGAGGTCTACGAGCTCGAGAGCCGGATCCTCCCGATCTTGGTCAAGATGCGACGGCGCGGTGTGCGGGTGGATACGGCTCGGCTCGACCACGTTGAGGGTTACGCGGCAGAGGAGGAACGGAGAGCGTGCGCCACGGCCGGCATAAACCAGGAGGACCTGAACCGGCCGGACGCCCTGTTGGCCGCCCTGGAGCGCGCCGCCCCCGGCTGCACGGCCCACCTTCCGCTCACCGAGAAGACCCAGAAGCCATCGATCGCGGCCAAGGCCCTGGAGTCCCTCAACCTCGAATTCACCGCGATCCAGCGGGCTAGGCGAATGAACAAGATCCGTACGTCCTTCGTCGCGTCGATCCGCCGACACCTGGTGGGGGACCGGATCCACCCGACGTTCAACCAGCTCCGGGGGCAGAAGGACAGCGGGGAGGATATCGGCGCGGCCTACGGCCGGTGCTCCTGTGTGAACCCCAATCTCCAGCAGCAGCCTGTCAGGGACGAGGAGCTGGGTCCCCTCTGGCGCTCGATATATGTTCCGGACGAGGGGAAGAAGTGGTGCTGCCTGGACCTGAACCAGCAGGAGGTCCGGATGACCGTGCACGTCGCTTGTGTGGCGAAGTGCTCCGGCGCGGAGGAGGCGGCGGAGGTGTTCCGGCGGGATCCCGGGGCGGACTATTACAAGGTGATCGCCATGGAGATGGGAGTCACCCGTAAGGAGGCAAAGGGGATCTTCCTGGGCCTGACATACGGGATGGGCGGCGCAAAGCTGTGTCGTACCCTCGGGCTGCCAACCCGCAAGAAGATCGGCCGCGGCGGCCTGGATGTGGAAGTCGCAGGGCCGGAGGGCGAGAGGCTATTAGCATCCTTCCACGGCCGCTATCCGTTCGTTCGGGAGCTGTCCAGGCGGGAGGAATACTGGGCCAAGAAGAGGGGCTACGTGCTGACCCTCTCCGGCCGGCGGTGCCGCTTCCCGTGGGTGGATGGCAAGTACGAGTTCACCCACAAGGCCTTGAACCGAATCATTCAGGGATCTTCCGCCGATCAGACGAAGATGGCCATGGTGGCGCTGGACGAGGCCGGATTCCAGATTCAGCTACAGGTTCACGACGAGTGCGACCTTGGCGTGTCGAGCCGGGAGGAGGCCGGGGCGGCCGCGGCCATCATGGAGGGGTGCCTGCCGCTGAGGGTACCATCCAGGGCGGGGATCAGTGTCGAGGATCATTGGGGGGCATGCAAATGAATCTGGATCTCAGGGAAGGGCTACCTGTTCATTATAATAACCTCGATATTGGGACTTTCATCTGGGACGATGATGAGGATGGTGAGAACTCTATTGGGATCGTGGCGATGTGCCATCTTTGCTCGCAGCGAGTCATAGTCACTAAGAAAAATCTCAAAACTCGATGGCTCTGCACTAAGTGTTTTGCCAAGGAACATGGGTAGCGAACGATCGATGCGCCGGCACGTGGTCCGCGCCCTGCGGGGCCTGCACGCCGTCTCCGTGGAGAACGCCGTGGGGACCGGGATGCCAGACGTGAACTATGCGGACGGTTGGCTCGAGCTGAAGAGCGTGGCGCGTTGGCCGACCAGGCCCTCCTCCCCTCTGCGCGTGCCGCATTTCACTCAGGAGCAGCGGCTCTGGATCCGGCGGCGCCAAGAGGCCGGGGGGCGAGTCCACGTCCTGCTGAAGGTCGAAAGAGAGTGGCTGCTTTTCGACGGAATATTCGCGGCCGATCATCTGGGCTACTCAACATATGATAAGCTAGTCTGGAAGGCGAAGGCATTCTGGGAACGAGCCCCTAGTCCCGAATCGCTACAGAGAAATCTATGCTCGAAGAGGACCTGAATCCAAAAGAGAAACTGTACCTCGAACGGCGTCGGAACAAGGCTACCCTACGCCGATGGGCCGAGCGCTACGGCGTCCCCCTCGAAACCTACCTGCGGTGGGAGCGCGGCGAGATCGAGGGGCCTAACCCCAAGATATTTGGCCTCGAGCCGAGAGAGCAGTATATGATCCTAAGGCGACGGGCCGGTTTAACTTATAAGCAAATGGCCGAGAAGCTCGGGATCAGCACACGGGAGCTACAGAGGACGGAGAGTGGATATCGATCGCTCCACCGGCTGATTTATTATTGGAGGTCATAGGTATGATAGAGCCAGCCCTCGACGAATCGGTCAGATTCCTGCGATGGTGGACCCCTGAAGGTCCGTGGGTCCTGACGACAATAACCCAGGATCAGCTTAGGGTCGAGACCAAGACCTTCCGAAACGAGGGTGACGTGGTCGCTTGGCTCTCGGCACGCTCGCAATGGAACGCCTATTTCGCCGTTAATCCGGTCCTGCACGATCTCGCGAAGAAGGCGGAGCGAACAGACGTAGCCGCCCTCGCCTGGCTCCATGTGGATATCGATCCCCGGCCGGGGGAGGATCTTGCTCTGGAGCAGAAGAGAGCCTTGGAGCTCCTGACCGAACGGCTGCCTGCCGGGGTTCCGGCGCCAACTGCGATTGTATTTTCCGGCGGCGGCTACCAGGGATTCTGGCGCCTACGGGAACCATTACCCATAGATGGCGATTTATCTAAGGCCAAGGAGGCGGCCAGATATAACATCCAGCTCGAGATACTTTTCGGAGCAGATTCCTGTCACAACATCGATCGGATCATGCGCCTCCCGGGTACAGTCAACTGGCCGACAAAGAAAAAACTGAAAAAAGGACGAGTACCGGCGCTGTCCAAGCTGATTGAATATCACGACGATCGGGTCTACGATCTATCGAAATTCATCAGAGCAGAGAAGATCCAGGGTGAGGAAGAAGATGGCAATAGGGGGCAAGCATGGTCCCCGAGCAACGTCCGGCGGATCCCCACCGATGAGCTGCCGGTCCCGGACTGGTGCAAGATGCTTATCACCCAAGGATCAGTCCCCGACGAGCCGAGCAGGTACACGTCAAGATCCGAAGCCCTGTTCGCAGCCTGCTGCGAGATGGTCCGGTCCGGTTGCCCGGACGAGGTAGTCTATGCCGTGATAACCGATCCCGATTACAGGATATCGGAAAGTGTGCTAGACAAGGGATCCAGGGCGGAAAGCTATGCTCTGCGCCAGATCGAGCGAGCCCGGGACCGATCCGTGAGGCCGGAGCTGCTCGAGATGAACGACCGCCACGCCGTCGTCGGATCCGTCGGCAGCCGGTGCCTGGTGATAGAGGAGCTAATGGACGTGGCCCTCGGCCGGACCAGGGTCAGCTTCCAGTCGTTCGAGACGATCCGGAGTCGGTACTGCAACCGGATGGTGTCCTGCGGGATGAACAAGGCCGGGGATGAGATAAAGGTCCCGCTGGGCCGGTGGTGGCTATCCCACTTCCAGAGACGGGAATTCCGTCAAGTGGTCTTTCTGCCAGGGAGGAAAGTCCCTCAGGACGTGTACAATCTCTGGCAGGGGTTCTCCTGCGAAGCGAGACCTGGGGATTGCTCTCTGTTCCTGGATCACGTCCGAAAGATCGTCTGCGATGGGTGTGAGGAGCATTATGAATACTTGATGGGCTGGATGGCGCGGGGCGTGCAGCACCCGGCGGAGCGGGGGGAGGTGGCCATCGTGGTCATAGGCGTCCAGGGCGCAGGCAAAGGAGTCTTCGTGACGGGCTATGGGAGCCTGTTCGGCCGGCACTTCCTCCAAGTCTCGGACCCAAAGCATTTAGTGGGAAGCTTCAATGCCCACCTTCGGGACTGCTGCGTGCTGTTCGCGGATGAGGCCTTCTACCCAGGGGACCGCGCACACCGGAGCATTCTGAAGACCCTGATCACGGAGCGGACGCTCTCAATTGAGGCCAAAGGGATAGATATGGAACCGGCCCCGAACTTCCTCCACCTGTTGATGGCCTCGAACGACCGGTGGGTGGTCCCGGCCGAGATCGGGGATCGACGGTTCTTCGTCCTGGAGGCGTCGGCCGCGGTGGCGAAGAATTCGGTCTATTTTGGCCGGCTCCAGGCCCAGATGGACTCGGGGGGGCGGGAGGCCCTGCTGCACGTCCTCCTGACCCGGGACCTGACTGGGTTCGACGTACGGCAGAGGCCGAGCACACCGGCGCTGGCACGTCAGAAGGAGCAGACCCTCGAGCCGCACAAGAGCGTCTGGTTGACCATGCTCAAGGAGGGTAGCTTCCCGACGGAATGGGTGGCAACTGGCTTCCAGTCGGATGACCTAGTCAGACTGGTAAGGGAGTGGGATGGCAGA